TTCAATATTGCAAGAAGAGACGTTAACCAATTCGGCGATCTAGCTGCTATTGATCGTATTATTCTAGAGCAACCCACCGTAGGAGTTGATTTCACTTATTTGCTAACAGACATGGGCAACGAAAAGAACCTTGGATTTTCAGTAATTAGCAATGGAATTACTACTATTTCTGATATCACTAGCGCAAATGCTACTCAATCTTGCTTATCTGGAATTCTAACCAGCGGATTCATTAATACTAAAAATTATTTCATCAGAACAGTTTCTGAAGGTAATGATGCTTCTTCTTTTGCTAATGATACTGTTGCTAACCAAACAATAGGAAGCACAATTGGATTAGGAAACGGTTTCTTAACTAATTACTCTATTAACGCTGCTGTAGGAGACTTCCCAACCACTTCTGTCAGCTTGGAGTGCTTAAACATGAATTTCAGCAATGGAAATTCAGGTGCTGCTCCCGGTGTTACTCCTGCTGGAGCTATTGCTGGAGGTGCGTTTATTCTACCTCAAGCTACAGGCAATCCTAATGGTGAAAACGCTTTGGGAAAGATTTCTGCTCTTAGACATGGAGATATATCATTCTCTTTATCAAAGACTCAGGGTCAATCTTATGGCGGTACTGATTTAACTACTTCTGCCGCTATTCAAAACTTCTCAATCTCAATGGGTCTAAATAGAACTCCATTGCAAAAGATCGGAAGCAGATATGCTTATTCAAGAGAAATTGATTTCCCAGTTACTGTAACTCTTTCTGTTACAGCTTTGGTACAAGATCTTACTACTGGTAACTTGGTCGATCTAGTAAATGTAGATGGTCTCTATGACGCAGTTATCAAACTCGCTGCTCCTGCTGTTGCTAACAGTGATTTGAATCCTGATGAAGGCGTTGGATATGTACTCAAGAGACTTAACTTGGATTCACAAGACTTCTCTTCTTCAATCGGAGCCAATAAACAGGTCACGCTAAACTTCTCTACTCAAGTTGGCTCTCCTCAACAAAATGACAGAGGATTGTTCATGCTTGAGACATTGCCTCTCGACGCATAAGCTAAAATATTAACTTCAAAGCCCCAGCCTAAAAACTGGGGCTTTTTTGTTTTTATGCGTGTAAAGATTATTAGGTAAAGGTATTTCAAAGGTATTATGGCTATGGATATAAAAATGAAAGAGTTTATTCTCTTTCAAAATCGGCGTAAAGTTATTAATCTATATAAAAACTTTTTAATCTTACTTGAAGATTTAAAAGAAGATGGTTATAATATCTCTGAAGATAAGTATCAAAGGCTAAGAAAAAAAGTTCTTGATTCTGGCAATGATACTATCAGACAGTTCGAAGAAGAACTAAATAATATAGATTTATAATGAAAACGATATACGAATTTGCAATAAATAAAGAAGGTGTTGTAAAAGAAACAGAAGAGTCTGTAAACGAGGCTGGTCAAAAAGTCACGATTACTAAAGACGTAACTACTCAGATTCCTCATAACTATTTTATCAAAAAGCCTACTAGAGCTTTGTTTGACGAAGCTGAATTGTTTTATGGCGTTAAGCTTTCTGAAGGAGTAAAAGCTGGTCTTCTTACTCGTACTCTACTAAATAAGAGATATGTTGATGATGGTGGAATTTTAGCAGATAGAACTAAAAACGCAGAAGCAGATGCTTATAAGGATTTGTATGATGCTCAAAACGAGTTGCAAAGACTTCTTGCTTTAGAAGAGAAAGATCGACCAGATTATTTTACAGCTAAAAAAGAAGAGCTAGAAACCAAGATTACTGTAATTAAAAACTCTCTAACAGAACTAGAGGTACAAAAAGAGTCGTTGTTTGACAATACCGCAGAAACAAGGGCGCGTAATAAAGTAATTACTTGGTGGATATTATTTTTGTCATACTATGAGAAAAACGGGGAGAAACAACCATTCTTTGGTGAAGGAGATTATGAAGCCCGAATGAACAGGTATGACGAAATCTTTGAATCAGAAGATCCTCATCTAGTAAAAGTAGCTAACGCTTTCATTTACTTTATTAGTTTCTGGTACGTCGGTAGAGCAAATTCGAAGGAGGACTTCGATGTGCTAAAGTTAGAACAAAAAATCTTTTAATTTCTTGCGTTAATTAATCCTAGCCCCTGCGAGAGCGGGGGCTTTTTAGTATATGGATCTAGAAGCTTTTAATAAAAATCTAAAATCTCTTTATTGGGATATAGTAACTGGGTCTTCTTCATTTAAATTAAATGGTAAGACTTACTATGTTAAGCATATGTCTCCAAAAGACGCAGGAACAATTGAAGTTCAAGAAAATTACTATTATAACAAAGCTAAATCCCAAGGTATTCCAACAAACGAAGAAAAGATAAAAGAGCTAATTAAAGAAAATATATACAACGAAAAAGACGATAAAAAGATAGAAAATAATAGACTTACTCTTGCGAATTTAATGAAAACTCGCCGCAAATTATACTTAACTAGAGACTTGGAGAATATTGATAGGCAGATGAAAGAGATAACTGAAGAAACTAATCGGTTACAGCAAAAGAAAGACGATCTCCTAGAAAACACTTGCGAGACTTATTCGGGCAAAAGAATGAATGAGTTTTATATTTATTATTCTGTATACCTTGATGAAAAATGCGAAAAACAGGCTTTTACATTAGAAGAATTTGAAGATATAGATCAAGTTGAATTATTTAATTTAGTTGGTGCATATTCTAAATGCGCCCAAAAGTTCAATAACCATAATATAAAAAGAATAGGAGTTAGCGGATTTTTCCTTAATTATTTTTACTTAGCAGAGGATAATCCCTTCTTTTTCTTTGGTAAGCCAGTTACTCATTTGACATTCTATCAGGTTGAATTGTTTGGATACGCTAGATACTTCAAAGACTTGATGAGCAAGTCTAGCGTCAAGCATCCTGATGAATATAATGATGATGTAGATAAGATTATTGATTGGTATGAGTCTAGCAGTAATCTTGAAAAATTACATGAAGATAAGAACGCTGCTTCAGGTAAAGAAACAGCGGTTCAGGCAGTTTCTGTCATGGGAGCTACCAAGGAAGACCTAAAGAAATTAAAGCAAGACAATACTGGAGCCATCTCTCTAGATGAAGCCGCAAAGAAAAAAGGCGGCTCATTAAGTTTTGAAGATTTAATCAAATTACACGGCGTTTAAGTGTAATTATTCTTAGGTTTAAGGATATATGGCTACATCAGCAGGAAATATTCCCATTTCAGCGACATTTGCTGCCGCGCAACTTGAAAAAGATGTGTTGTCGGCGTTGAACCGTATCCAGAGCAAGAGTAATCTTTCTCTAAATACAAGAAATTTTTCTCAACCACTGGGTAAAATTACTGGTTTAGCTAATGAATTCCAAAAGTCTTTGGAAGCTTCAAATGCCCGTGTAGTCGCATTCGGAGCTTCTGCTGGTCTTATTTTTGCAGTTCAAAAGTCATTTTCCTCTTTAGTAAATACTACTATCGAAGTAGAAAAGTCTCTTACTGATATCAATGTAGTATTAAATACATCTTCTAAGGGTATCAAGCAATTTGGAGATCAGTTATTTAGTGTAGCAAAAAATACTGGATCGGCTTTTAAAGATGTAGCCAGTGCTGCAACAGAATTTTCAAGACAAGGTTTGGGATTAGAAGAGACATTAAAGAGAACAAGAGATGCTCTTATCTTAACTCGTCTTTCTGGTCTTGATGTCGTTTCTAGTACTGAGGCTCTTACTGCTGCTGTAAACTCATTTACAAAAGAAGCTCTCACTACAACTGATGTAGTAAATAAGTTAGCCGCCGTTGACGCTAAATTCGCAGTTAGTTCTAGAGACTTGTCCGAAGCTATTCAGCGTGTAGGTTCTTCAGCCAGCGAAGCTGGAGTTAGTTTTGATGAATTGTTAGGTATTGTTACTTCTGTTCAGCAAACAACTGCCCGTGGTGGTGCTGTAATCGGTAACGCTTTAAAGACTATTTTTACAAGAATAGAAAGACCTCAAGTTATCAGTGATTTGAAAGACTTTGGTATTGCTGTTACTGATATTTCAGGAAATGCTTTGCCAACGATTAAAGTTATTGAAAACTTGGCTCAGTCATTTCAAAATTTAAATCCTGTTATTAAATCTCAAGTTGCTGAACTTGTTGGTGGTGTTTATCAAATTAACATTTTAAAAGCGGCATTAGCAGACGTATCAAAACAAAATTCTGCATTCGCAGAAGCTACAAGAACTTCCTCTAAGGCAGCAGACGAAGCTATCTTAAAGAATAAAGCATTAAACGAAAGTCTTTCTGCTTTGCTTAATGAAACAACTATTAATTTTACAAAATTTGCTACCTCAATTGGAGAAGCAAGCGTTGGACCCGGAATTAGAAAAGTTTTGGGCTATATTAATTCAAGCTTAGAGTCTTACAATGAAAAAGACGCAGAGGGAGTTGGCGAAAAAATTGCGACTGGTGTATTAAGTGGTGTTACTAATTTTATAACTGGTCCCGGTTTAGGTATTGGAGCGTTTGCAATTGGAAAACTATTAGCTAACTTTACTAAATTCGCTGGAGATGCAACTAAAAATCTTTTGGGACTTAATACTCTTGGAAGACAACAAGCTGTTTTACAATCAGAAATTGGTAAAATTCTTTCTGATAATCCCGATCTAATTAAAGACATTATTTCTGGATCTAGAACTCGCTTGCAAGTAGAGCAGCAAATAAAACAAACTCTTATAGAACAAGCTGCTTTAGCAGAACAGATTAAAAATTCTTCTATTGATATAGGCGGTAGATTTTTAGCTTCAGGCTTAAGAGTTTCTGAAAAGAATACTATTGTTGGAAGAAGAAGCGCAGAAGGGTATATTCCAGCTAAACAGCAAGCCGCAGAGATGGTTGGAGCTATGCAAGGTGGTTATACTCCCGGTAGAGTAGTTGCTGCTCCAAAGTCAATTGGCGGAATAATGAATACTGCCGAAACAGTTAAATATATTCCCGGTTTCGCTCAACCTTATATTCTTCCTCCTCAAGGATCTCGCGCAGCAACTCAATTAGCTTCAAAATCCATGGCTAAAAATGGAATTAATCCTTACATGGCTAAAGGATTCATTCCTAATTTTGCTCCAAAACCTTTAACCAATCCTTCTTATGGAGATAATGATTGGTGGCTTGGGTCTGGTCTATCTGCTTCCGTTTCTCTTTCTCAAATTACAACTGGAACATCGGCAGCTTGGAGTCAAGATAAAGGTTTTTATAAAACTGACGGTTCTGCTTTTACTGCAAATGATTTAAATACATTTGTTAGAAGAGGAGCCACTTATGGAGATATTAGAAAATATGTTCCAGATAGTATTTTAAAAGATGATCCAAGATGGAAATCTGGAGCTATATCAGATTTAAACGCTATTAGACGCGACTTTGCACCCGGAAAGAAAATAGCAGGTCAAGAAAATATCAAAGAAGGAATTAAGCAAGTTTATGATCCTTATGTTCCTCCTGCTTCAATGCTTGTATTTGATTTAGATGCAAAAAATAAGGAACTATTTGCAGATGAAAAGACCGAAGAAATATTAACTAAGAGAAAAGAAGACGGAAGAGCTTTTAAGATTAAATCTTATGCTTTAAATTCGTCTTCTCAAAACGAAGAAAAAACTAATCTAATTACACAAACAGCAGATTTCTCTCGCAGAACAACAAAACAAATTGCTAATTATATTAGACCCGGAGAATATTCGGATGCTTCTGTTGATGAATTTTTTAATAAGGCAGGTAAAAATTATTCTGTTCTTGCTGGTACTATTTTTGAAGCTTCTACTAATTTAGCCGCTAATTACACAAGAGATCAATCTGGTGGTGGTGTTGGAGATTTTGACGTAATTGGGGGAAATATTGGAAATGTAAGACAGTTTTTCCCCGGATTTGGAGATCAATATGGAGATTATAAATTAAGAAATAATGATGATGCTGTAAGATCGTTTATTGGTAAAGTTAAGAAGAAATTCGGCCTACAAATGGCAGAGCATTTTAAGGCTCAAGAAAAAAAGGTAAGTCAACTTAGTACTGGATTTTCAAAAGGTTTTATACCAAATTTTGCTCAAAAAGACTTTCAAACAGTAAATACTGCTAGATTAATGGGAATTAATTTAGCACAAATGGATATTAATCCCGAAACAGTATTTAGAGAGTCTTTGCAAAACGCTGTCGCTCACGGTCAATCAGGACAAGAAAAGGGAGTTTTCATTGGAGTAAGCGGATATGGAAAGCCAAATGAGTTTGCAATTAGTGATGTTGGCACTGGAATGTCTCCAGAAGATGTATTCACTAAATTTTTACCATATGCTCAAACAGGAAATGAAGGAGGTAATAAAGGATTATCTGGATTTGGAATGGGAAAAGCTTCTATTTTCATGGGTTCCAAGAAGTTCCTTCTTGATACTATAAAAGAAATAAATGGTAGAAAGATAAGAACAATTGTTTCTGGAACCCCAGAAGGATGGAATAATTTCATACAAAAGGGCAAAATAAGTTTAGATGAAACTCTTTTTAATCAACCAAGAGGTGATTTAAATTTTGATGGGTTAAAAATGTTTTGGAGAGAAGTCAATCCAGAAAAAAAGAATACTCCAATAATGGGAACCACTTTCGCTGCTTCTCCTTCTAAAGAGGGTTATATATCTTATGGAAGTTATTTAGAGAATAGAGCAGGAAAAGTAGCAGAACTTCCATTTAAATTTACTACTGCTTCTTCTGGTTTATTGAGGCAAACAATTAATACTAGAAATGAAGATCCTAGCTATAGAAAATATTATTTTTCTAAATTTGATCCTAGTAAATCTTCAGTACAAAGAACTTTAACGGCAGAAGGTGGAGAAGTAGATATATTGTTTGATCCTCAAGGAGATCCTCAAAAAACTTATGGATACGCTCAGATTCCCATGCTGTCAGAGGGAATGAAGTATGCTAACTATAAAGTAGAAGGAGTAGACTATATTCCTAAAAGTTTAATGTTTAATGTTAGGAGTAATGTTGGTGCAGGTGATCCAAATTATCCTTGGAATACTGACAGAACTGAGTTAAGAGGGCCATTAGGCAAAATGGCAAAATCTGCCGTACAGGATTTAGCTGCACAATTAAAACGCGCTCAAGAAGATAGCGTTAGGAATGTCCCTTCTTATCAAATGGGTTCTGATCTTGAGCTTCTTGATGTTTCTTCTTCTTTGCCTAAAGGAACAATGGAGAGTATTGCTGGAAATCCTAAATTCCAAAATTTTGGTGCTGCTTTAAAAAGCGTTTTTGAACAAACAATTGGACAGGCTTCTGAGATTTTTGATCCAAGAATGGCTAATGCTTCATTTAGAGGTTTAGCTGTTGGAGCTAATTGGATGGGTTTAAATACTGCTTCATCAAAAGAAGTAGGTACGAAATCTATAGTTGAACCATTTGCTCATGTAGAGACAGTTATAGATAGAATTAGAAAGATTTCTCAAGAAAAAGCTAAACAAGGAAAGAAAATAAAATCAGTTGGTAAATTTAGAGACATCTATTCTAGAGAAATATTAGATACTGTTTTTCATGAAGCCGCTCACCAAGTTAATAGAACAGAAGGAGAAGCTCATGCTAAATCAATGGCAAGCGTTTGGGCAGCTAACGCAGAGCAAGTAGGCTCTTATTTAAAAGAAATTCAAGGTTCACTAACTCCCGAGTTGATGAACTTCATCATTTCTACTTATAAGCAAAACAAATCTATTATTGATGAGGGCAAATCTTCAAAGTTTAGAGATTTCGTATCTAATTATTCATCGGGTCATATTCCTAACTTTGCTAGAATGCAATTAGGAAAACCCGGATTTTTTGGAACATTTTCTGCATTAAGAGGAAATCTAGGAGTAAAACAATTCCCAGATAACGAATCATCTACAAAATCTAATGTAGCAAATGAATACTTAGCTTCACAAGAACTTGGCCAGATGATTAATGCAGAACAATTAAACCCAATTTTTGAAACTCCTAAGATTTACGGAGCATTGTCAAAAGCTATACAAAAGAGTGCTATTTATAAAGAGATTTTTTCTGGAAAAACAGCACAAGAAATTTCTGAAAATTTAGACGAATATACTGGAGAAAGAAGAGGATTTGTCCAACTCGCAGAAATCATAGCCGACAGAGCTACTTCTCAAATTAATGCAGGAGGTAGAATGGAGGCAGTTGATTTAACTCAAAACCTTGGCAACATGATGTATAATCAAGTAGCTGAAGGTATCTTGTCTAAGATTTCTAGAAGAAATTATGAGAAATTACTAAAGTCTATTGAATCAAAAGACAACAAAGATGCAGAAGCTCAAATTGACAGAATTTTAAGCTCTATTTTTACTAAAGGTGGTAAAGTTAGCATAGTCGATACAGGAATGTTTAATCTAGGAAGCGGCCTAGCTTCTAAGAGAAAATCTTCTTTAGGTAGTCTCGGATACGAAGATGATTTTAGATTTGCTTCAGGTTATATTCCTAATTTTAATCCAGTTATGGAGGCAATGAATAGAGAGATGTCTGCTGGATATTCTGCTTCTCAGGTTAGATTAGGTAGAAGCGATAAATTAAAGACTAGCTTCAATCCAATGGGATTGGGTGTTTATAATTCTACAGAAGGATCTCTTAATAATGGAATTGGCTTGGCAGAGAAAGCTGGAATAGACCCTAAGACAAAAGGAATGTCTGCAAGAGGACATATTCCTAATTTTGCTGAGTTTGGGGGCGCAGATGCTTTTATATTAATTGCTGCTTTTGGAACTCTTAGTACTGCTTTAAAAGAAGTTGCAGGAAGCCTTAGAACTTTAAAAGGTAGTTCTGATACTTTAATTAAATCAAATGCTTCTGCTGCCGCTTCTTATTCTCAACAGATAGGACAAATACCAAAAGACTTCAAAAAGAGCCAAAAAGCAATATCTGATGAGATTCAAAGAACATTTACAAATGTAAATAAAACAACTTTAAAACTTCAAGGCACTGCTACCGCTCCTTTAGTCGGAAAAACAACTAGAGATCAATTTGGTATTGTTACAAGTTCTCCTGTTGCTGCGTCTCCAGAACAAGTAGCTAGATTAGAAGAGCTAAGAAAACAACAATCTGAACTAAGAAAAAAAGCAAGAGAAGAATTATCTGCTGCTAGAGAAGGACGAAGACAAGCGCAAGAAAATATAAGACAGGCTCAAGCTCCTGTATTTTCAAGAGCAAGTTTTGCGTCTGGAGGGCAAGCAGATAGATACGTTAGAGGGCTTGGCACTCAAATTGGTTTAATTGGTAGTGTAGCTTCAAATATTGGTGGACAATTCATATCTCCAGAAAATAAAACAGGAAGAGCCGCAGCTTCTGGCTTAGGAGACATAGCTTCTTTTGCTGGCTTAGGGGCACAGTTTGGCCCTTACGGAGCAATAGCAGGAGTAATTTTAGGAGCTGGATCTGCTCTTATTAAATTAAAAGATGCCAAAGCTGAAGAGGCTATTGATAAAATTAATAAATCTTTGGGAGAGACAAAAGAAAGATCTGCTGAGTTTTCTGGTGCCGCTCAAAATTACTCTACTTCTTTAGAAGGTTTACAAAACGCTTTAAATGATCCTAAGACAAAGCCTGAAGCACTATTAAAGTTTCAAAATAATTTAACAGAAGCTTTAAATAGTATTCCTGAACAGTTCAGAAGTAAAGTGTTAGCCGCAGGGACGGAGATAAGTAAGGTTACTGAAGCTATTGGTGAAGTAAATAAAGAAATGGCCAATACGCAAAAGAATTTAGAGCGACAATTAGCTATCACGCAATTTATTGAAAAGCAATCTTCTTTTTTGGGTAGAAGTAGTTTAAAGCCAAAAGATCAAGAAGTGTTTAATAGATTATTCACCTCTTCTATTAGATCAGAAGATATAACTAAAAAATTTACTGGAGAAAATGCCGCAGCAGACTTTTCTAAATTTATTGATTCTTTAAAATCTCAAGCAATTATTTATAGTCAAGAGACTATTGGGCCTTATGGTTCCCGCATAGGCGCACAACCAATGGTTAATAAAGAGAGCGTAGAAAATATAAAAGCTCAGTTAAAACAGAATACAGTTATTCCTGAAGAAATAATTGATCAGCTTGACAAAGCTTTTGCTGAATTTGATACTGTAGCATTAAGTTCTTTATTCGACTCGCTCAAAAAAGCAGGAATAGACGTTTTTGATTTCGCCAAAAGATCGAAAAACCTTGGAGAAATTTTAGCAGAAAACACTAAGAGACTTAAAGAAAATGAAGAAGTTCTTAAATCTTTAAATTCTCAATACAATAGCATCAATCTTCAAATCTCTAATCAAATTGATATAGAAAAAAATCGCGCTCAAACTATTAGAGAGATAAATAAAATTCAAGCAGAAGGCGCGGTTTCAATCCAAAGAGCTAGAGTTAAAGGTCTTTTAGAATCAGCTACTCCATTTATTAGCGAGTCTTCAAAATCGGACATCCAAAATCAATTAGATCTAAATGAGATAACTTCTAGACAAAATTCTAAAATTCAAGAGGCTTCTAATAAACTTTTAGATTCTTTCTCAAATACGATAATTAAAAAATCAGAAGAAGCTAGATCAAAAGTTATTCCTGCTATTGAGGGTGCCAAGTCTGAAAATGCTATTCAACAAGAAAGAGCCGTCTTCCAAAATCAAATTCAGAAATTAACTCCTTTAATTGCTGAATCATTAAAACAAATAAATTCTGGTGGTAACATAGGAGATATACAAACAAACTTAATAAATAACATAAGAGGATTTTCTCAATTCAAGCCAGAAGAAAGAGATGTTCTTGTGCAAACTCTTGAAGTATCTTTTGGAGAGTTTCAAAATACTCTCGCCGAAATAAAAGCTCAAGGAGATATAGACATTCAAATTCAAGAAGCCCAAAGAGAATATCAAAAACAATCTTTAGAGCTAAACCAAAGACTTTCTTTTGCTGGTGGCGCACAAGCTTTGAGTTCGACTGGCAAAGCAGGAGTTTCTGAACTTTTTGATAACATTTCTGAATTAGTTTCAGAATTTAGACAAACTAACGTTGCTGGAAATGCTGCTCAAAGGGGATCTAGTGCTTTTAAATTGCTTGATGTATTAACTAATCAATTACAATTAAATAGAAGCATTGGTCAACCAAGCGGATTCATTGGACCCAGTGCCAGTGGAAGTGCTTTTAATAATCAAGTGTCTTCTGATTTAAATCCTTTGGTAGGAACAGCTATTGCTGGCAGAGTGCAGCAAATAAGAGAAAGCGTAGATTTAGCTCGCAGAGTTACTGAAATTCAAATGGGTAAACCAACAGCCGGTACTGCTTTAGGAACGGCTTTTGACCAAGCAAAAGAAGGCGCAGTTAAAACTGCTTTAGATCAAATTACTTCTCAGTTTAAGTTAGAGAATATGGGGAACTATCTTGACATATTACAACAAGAAGCTAGATTCTTAAATGACCTAACACAAGATCAAAATTCTATTTTAGAAAAAACATTGCCAACTACTATAAATGAGAACTTTAATAGAGTTATAACAGAACAAGTAGGCAGCAAATTAGATAGCTTAACTACTTCATTACAGGGAGTTATTAACAAATTAGGAGTTACTACAAAAAGAAACGCTCTTGAATCCGAAATGTTTAATAAGCTTCCTGCTGACGTATCTCCAGCAGATAGACAAGCAATATTGAATAGAATAGCTGCGTCACAAAATTTAAGAGATACAGAAGGGTCCATGTCTATGCAGACTAACAACGCCGAAGCAGGAATAAGACTAGCAAGAGAAAAAGAGATTAAAAAATTACAAGATTATTTTAAGAGTTTTGATTTAGTAACAGTAACCGGAGCAGAAGGAGCTTTTACAGAAGCTTATAAAAATTTAATTGGAGATCCATCTAAAGTTTCAAGAGATGATTATGGGAATATTACTGGAGGTGTTAGCTATGGAAAAGGCTATTACGGGACTGGTACTTCTAGAGAAACTATAAATAATGCAGTTGTGTTGCAGGAAGATCTAGGCTCTTCCTATGAAGATCAATTAAGAAATCAAAAAAGATTAGAGCAATTAATCGCTTCACGCGAAAAATCAATTGGTCGTCCAGAGATTAACCTCTCAGGAACCTATAAAGGATTAACTCAAGATATAAATAGAGATTTTAAAGTCTCTATGGCAGAGGAGACTGTAAAGTCTATTAAATCTGCACAAGAAGAGTTAAGAAGATTAGACTCGGCTTCTCCTTTAATGTCAGTAGGCAATAAATCAACTGCGCCTTCTTTACAAGATATCATTGATAAATATGGTTTAGCAGATCAAGGCGGTGCTAAAAGAAATTTACCAACTCAATTAGCTCAAGGAAGAGCAAATCTAGATAGTATCAATAATTTGCTTTTGGCTAGATTAGAAAATGACAAACAGCTTGTCGATCTTAACGAAAAAGTAAATAACCTTTTAAAAGAAGACCTAAATGATACAAAGAAAAGAGAAGACCTAATCAAACTTCAGACTGAGCTAAGGAAGAAAACTTTAGAACAAGAAGGTAAGGTCGCAGAAGAGTTGTATAATTTATATTACAAAGGTTCGTTTGGAGAAACTTTCTTTAAGGATGAAAGAGCGGCTTTTGCTAATGCTAGAATTGAAAATGAAGCTCGCCAAGGTAATGTAGATATTGGAGCTATAACAGAAAAAAATACTACTTACAATAGAGCCGATTTTGCTAGAGACACTGGTCAATTGATCGACACTTTCCAAACTGATTTCAAATCAGGTATTGCTAGTGCATTTGGTGAAGCTATCAAAGGAACTAAAACTCTTAAGGATGCATTTAGAGATATGTTCCAAGGCATCTTAAATAGAATGCTTGATAAGTCTTTAGAGATGGGAGTTGATGCTTTATTTGCTTTTGGTAAAGCTGCAACTGGCAGAAAAGATGGTGGATTAATCAGAGGTTATAATTCTGGAGGTATGGTTGTTGGTGGCTCTGGAATGAAAGATGATGTACCCGCTATGATGAGTGGCGGCGAATACGTTATCAAGAAGTCTTCTGTTAAAAAATACGGTTCTGATTATTTAAGAGCCTTGAATGGCGGACTTGTTCCCAAATATGCAGTAGGTGGATTTTCTGTAGGTCCATTACAAAATGAGTTCTTATATGATAATCCTGATCGTCCAACTTCTGGAGAGTTTGCTATTGATTCTAGACTATCAGCCGCAGCTTTAACTGACGAGAATAATCCTCAAAACAGACTAAGACAAGATCGTTATGAAAAACTTGATCAATACTTGCAAGACAGATCGCAGTATGAGAAAGACAAACAGCAAGCTATTAAAAATTACAAAAATCAAGTAAATAGCACTTTCTATTCAGGTTTAACTGCTGCTGCTGTTCAATTAGGTGCTGCTGGTCTTACGGTTGGAGCAGCTAATATGAGAACTAATGCAGCAACATCTGCTGCAAGAGGTCTAGAACCCGGAGGCAACTTAACTCAAGCTCAATTAAACGCTCAATATGCAAGAAATCTTAGGTCAAATGGCGGCTATATAGCTAGATTTGCTGGCGGTGGATCAACAGGTAAAGATAATATTCCTGCCTTGTTAATGGGCGGCGAATATGTCATGAACAAGAAAGCTGTAGATATGTACGGCAGAGACTTCATGAATCAATTGAATACTGGTACATTGCCTAAGTATGCCAGCGGAGGAATGGTTGGTACAAGTTATACAGCAGGTCAAAATACTCCTGAATCTAGCGTGACCGAACTAGTCGCTGCTCTTAATACATTGAATGAAAACCTTTCCAAGGGCAATGACATCACCCAAGCTGAGTCAGGTAAAATTTCTGCTGCTGGAGCAAATCAAGAATCTGGAATGTCTGTAGTTAATAACATTTCAATTAATGTTGCTCAAAGCGGCGAAGTCACTTCTGAAGCTAATGCTACCACTCAAAATGGCGGCTCTAATACAAACAAAGATCAGAACAATATTCAAAACAATGCTAAACTTGCTGAACTACTCAGAAGCAAAGTCGTTGAAGTATTGGTCGAGCAGAAGAGACCCGGAGGATTACTTTACGCCAGCAGATAATTCTTTAATCTTAGAATCTATAGTTAGTATAGCCTGATTATAGATTTGCTCTATATTGTTGTCTTTGGCTAATGGTAGATTAAGAAAAGGAGTCTTGTCTACCTTTACAATGAAGGCTTGATTCAGGTATTCCTTGCCCGTAGCCTTATTTAATGTAATGCGGTATCGTTTTATATAGACTTCTCCCGTAAGGAAGTCGTCTTTAATTTTTTCATTTAACATTACAAGAGTAGAAGCGTTTTCTCGCTTTACGTCCAATACAGAAAAAAACTTAAGAGCCTTCTTGTTGTCTTTACCCAAAATCAAGCTTACTTTTGCGCCTTTACCAGATCCGCCTTCTAATTCTGCTTCAGTAAAATTTTGAGTAAATTTTCCATTGTTAATTAAATGGAGTTCAGTAATGCCACCATCACTATTGACAGTTTTAATTTGAAGGACTGCTTTTTGGTTTTTATCTATAGACGATTCAAAGTAAGAATTTTTACCAATAGTTACATATTCATTTACTTTGTATCCAGATCCAGATTCAGTAATGTCATTAATTAATGCAGCATAGTAAAGAGCAAAATAGCAATCAATAGTGTCTCCATCTAAGATTAAATCTTTAATTGTGCCGCTAAATTTAATTAATGAACTTGATTCTACAGTAAAAGGCTTGCTGTAGTTAATGAGGGCAGTTCGCACAACAGAGAACTTCTCTGGGTTGCCAATAATTTCTATTTCTTTACTGGGTTCTATTGTAGACCAGTTTGCTAGGTTGTTAGAATATATGTATTCGTCGCCAAAAGAAAATAATACATCCGTCATATGTTACATTATATTGCCAATCACTGCTTTTACAATAGGATGTTTTGCGCTTTCTGATTCATATCCACTTATTTTAATCTCTGGATCTGAAATATAACCACAACCTAATTTCTCCATTGTTAAAGAAAGTAGCTCTCCTTTTGAGCCTCTAACAGCATGAGCAGAAGCGGTTAAACCGTAGTTGTATTCGGTTTCTTCAGGAGGAGAGATGGTGACGCAAGGAACTGGTTCTGAGCATCCATATCCGGGGTCAATAATTTGTATATCAACAATATTACAAAAGGCGTTAAACTTGTTTATCTTTTCGCAATCATGGATGTGTTGCATTTCAGTTCTGCAAGAGAGTTCTCTTAGAAACTTTTTATTATTTTTAATGACTTCTGTTTGTTTATTGTTGGGAGTCTCTAGAGAGATAATGAAGTCAATATCAAGCTTCTGCAATAAAGTGTTTCTTTTTGCAGTCATTTCTTTAACTTTTTTATCAATGAGATTTTCTTTTTTCCATATAGAGTTTCCATCAGGAAGAAATTTTCTATGTTCTAATATGCTTTGGTCAATGTGTTTTTCTAAAGGTACAATGTAGTCTACAACTTCATACTCTATTCCTACAAGCTTTAGGCGATCTAAATTTTCCATCAAGTCGAGAGAAGATTGGAGGTATTTGTGACTGCCATTTATAAAATATACGATGTAGTGTTTCATTTTAGTAAGTTATTACTACTGATAGTTCTAGTGCTTGGATATGGAAATTATATAATGGAAATGATCTATTGTTAGATCTTGCGGACAAATGTGCAAAAGCTAAGTTTTTAGCACTCTTGAATTTCCAGAAAGTTGGATTAGTTATTGATGCATTAGCAGAATAAGAAGAAGCGTTGGCATAATAATTTGCATAAGGAACATTTTTTAATGTAACCTTAATTATGTTATCGTCTCCCGGTATTATTTGCGTTTTATCTACTTCACTAGCTACAAAATCTTCTCCAATAAAGCAATATACCTTTATAGCTTTTGTTTTGTTGACGCTTCCAATTGTAAAGAAAATAGACAAAGATTCATTTTCTAATACTGGAACTCCAGCATAGAAAGAAGAATTTGCTATACCAAAATTAAACGAATTAGCTGTTTGCTGATTTATAGTATAAACAGTGAAATTGTTTGGTTCTGCATTTATCAACATTTGAACATTTTTAGTATTGACTCCAAGTTCAGAAAAGTTGTTTTCAGGAGTAACGTTTATAGCATTGAAAGATGAATTGAGCAATCCATCATTTAATAAACTATTAAAATTGCTTTTTGCATTTTCTTCAGTGCTTGAATTTGAGGCGTTTATAGGAATTAAATAAGTATTTGTATAATCAGGAATTAAACTCTTTATATTTCCAGTAAATGTGCTGTTAGTTAATCTTGTTATAGAGATGTCGAAAAACTCTTCATTCCCTTCGCCAAAAGAGCTATTTGTTATTTTAGCTTTAGACTTAAAAGCATTAGCTGTTTCTGATTCTACTGCTCTTAAAGAAACAGTATTTGCGTCAGGAACTAAAGCTCTTGTAAAAATTTTATTGCCATTTAAAACATAAGCTCTCTTGCCAGTGGGTATTTTCGGTGATAATGATGCATTTGGTATATTATCTCTATTTTGTAAAGAGAGTTTGTAATAAGCCATAGTGCCATCTGGATCTGAAGATAATACTCTATCATCTTTAGCTCCTGCTGCTAGGTTTGCGTTTGTAGTAGGCTTATAAATTACGCTCTTTCTAGAAATTGCATAAGCTGGTGAAGGGAGCGTATTTACGCTAGTGTCAAATATATTTTCAGTTAAAATAGTCTTATTAATTGTAAAATGGAGATATCTAGTATCAGCATCTTTTAATACAGACTCTAGAGAGAAAGATAATGGAGTAGATGATTCTTGTTTTATAACAATTGGGTCACTAATTTGAGGGTAAATTTTACCTATGTTATTATCTTTATCAATGAAAGAAGAATAATAGTCTAAGATATTTCTTGCTGTTGCTGCATTTGAGTTAAACTGCCAAGCGAACATGAATGAATCTACAGCTATCAAATAAGCATTATATTGAGTAGAATCAAATCCCTTACCGTTGTCATCACTTAAGTCATTGAAATTAAATATAGATTGGTTATTTGATATTGTTATAAAGTGAGAGTCAACGATTTCTTTTCCAGTATTATCGTTAACAGAGAATGGGCTTCCATCAGGATTGTGATTTATTGAATTCTTTCCAAATTCAAATATATTTTCACTAGGCATTAGTAATAGATAAAAAGTGTTAATAAAAGAACTCGCTGTATCTTGCTGAATGGTGAATTTTAATCTATTTGATCCTTGACTTGTGACAATAGAGTAGGTCGCTCTTGTATCTTTTAAAATTGCATTTAAAGATGTTTTTAAATCAGCATCTTGATTGTCGTAAGTTACTAGTAAAAATCCATCTACATTCTTAAAATCATTAGAAGTAGATTTCATTCCAACATCTGTAAATGTCATTTTATCAATTGCCAAAGAGAAGTTCCTATACTTAGCAAAAACATTTGAAGTTTTGTAGTTGTATATATTATCACTAGTTTGATCTTCATCAAACGTTAAATAGTCTTCCCAGTTTGAAACATTAAGGTACTTATTGTAAACAGTGCCGAAAGCATCTTTTGTATCTACTTTCTCTGGTATTATTGCTATTCTATAAGGGTAATCAAGATTGTTGAATTTGTTTGGGTTCTTTATGAATTGCAAGGGGATGTTGAACGACAAAGACTCTGGAGGTTTAACAGATTGAATTTGAGAAGGTACTGTTGACTGAAAGTATTGTGCTTTTGTTAAATCAATTGGAGAGGTAAAAGCATAAACTTTATTATTCAAAGTGATAGATGAACTTGTATTTACATCGTCATAAGTAATCGCAACAACTGGAGAGACGAATAATTCATTTGAGTTTTGAGAATTTGAAGCTTCAACATAAGTTAATGGAGAGCTATTATTAATATTTGCTCCATAAATTCTTATAGAACCTTTGATGTTGCTCTTGTCTAGAACAGTGTTTACATAAGATTCATAAATATCGATTGGAACAAATTTAAAATCACTAGAGCTATTTGGGTTAAAGTCTGATCCATAAAAGGCTTTGTTAAATATCTTGAAGCCTATCGTAGTGTCTTTTATAGAAGAGTCATAAAAGATTTCAATCAATACTTTGCTTTGATCTATTACTCCGTTAGCCTCTGCAACGCCAAGAGTAAATAATGCTCTTGAAGGCGCAGAAGCTTCTGGTGCTGGTGGTTTTGCTGGTGTGATATTTAATCCAGATTCTATTTGAGCATACTTTAAGTGATACATCTGCGAGCCAATTACTGTATAATTACTTCCCTCTGTAGACTCTTGTATTCTAAATACTCTATAAAAATCATAATCGCTATCAGTAGATCCATTAAGGTTTCCAGAGTTTTCTAAAGCCCAAGTTATTGATTTAGGAGACATTCCAGACGCTCCAGTAAAATAAGATAGTCCAGTCACGTTTAATCCAGAAGCCATTACTGGTGCTAAACCCGTAATTCTAATTGAATCATAATATTGACCAGTAATTAAGTTACCGCTTCCTACTATGAATGAATTAGTAAGAGGCTTTCTATAATCATTATAATCAAGGTTACTAGTAACGATACTGTCTCCTGCTGCGTCTTTAAAGCTAGGATCTAGATTATACTTGGGAGAAAGTATGGTTAGCTTATAATTTTGATTTCCAGAAAAGTTAAAATCAAGTTTTCTATCTAGAGTTAGTATTCCAGTAGTTACATTTGTGTCTCCAGAGATGTTAATATTATTTAATCTTCCGCCTACTGTCTTGTATTTTCTATTATAATCGTAAACTTTAATTACGTCTCCGGGTTTTAAGTATACGCACTCTGGGCCAGCTTCAAAAGAAACTGTTTCTGTTTCATTGTATTCTGAAGCCAATAACCATCTGCCAAGTCTTTGAGCTTGACCTCTGCTTGTGCATCCAAAGGCTGTTAATTCAGTTTCTTTAAATCCAAATTTTCTGACAGCCTCAATATTTTCTACATATTCTACTGCTGGTTTATAAAAATTATTCTTATCAATATATCTAATATAGACTACAGAATTTCTATCTTTTAATGATGTAGATTCGTAAGTAAAATTACCATCAGATACATTTGAATTAGTAAAAGAATAAATAGGGGTATCTTCTGGCATATCATTTATGGCATAAATGAATCCATTTGAATAATAGAACATTCCTCTAAATACAGAAGCCATATCAGACAACACTTTAAGAGCATCGTCTTGTGTTTGTAAATAAACATTACATGTAAATCTTGGTTCTACTCCTCCAAATCCATCTGAGACAAGTTCATCGCAGTATTTAGCTATTTGATAAAGAGACCATTTGTCTACGTCATTTTCTGTAACATAGTTGCCTACTCCATATCTCTTATTTGTTAAAAGATCGTAGAAGCACCAAGCTGGATTATCCGTCCATTCTTTTTCAGTTTTAAACTCTCCGTCCCAATAATCATTTGATGTAGAATAAGGTAAAACTCCTGCTACGTCATAAACAGTGGTTTTCCTAGAAAGACCTTCTGAGAAAAGATTTCTTGCAAATGCTTTAGACAAAGAAAGTCTATCAAAATCAATTTGATTTACTCTAATAGAATCAGCATAACCTTGTATTTTGCCGCCGAAGCCAGCGGGTGATGTAAAGATTTCTATTTGATTATTATTCGTTATAAAATAAGAAGGAATAAAAGGTCCAGTTTTTGTATTTACTGCGTCGTAAATTTGTCCAGCAGCAAGAGGAATAAGCACTTTAACTTCACTCTGAGAAGAGCTTAAACTTACTGAAGTAGAAGAACCGTCAAATGTTTTATGGTATTCCTGTTTATTGTAGGCATTTAAGGCTTCTTGAGCAAGTGGAGCTATCTGTGCCCTTTGATTTATTTCATTTTGCCAAACAGGATCTGTAGCGGGTCTATATAAAGCTCCAACACAAAGAGTTTGATAAGCAGCGTAATTTGAAATATTTATATTGCATTGAATCTGCTTTTCTAGGTTAACTAGAACGTCTATTTCTGCATTCAATATGTCTGGGAAGTATTCTTTAGTAAGCCTTCTTTCAATAACAGGAACAAAAGTTGAAAACTTTCCTCCTGTCTGTTGTGTGGCTGAATTAAAATTGCAGTATATATATTTATAACAAGTTTCTGGCAAGTTATTAATATCGCTACTATAGGAAGTATCTTCTTTAAAACTTACTGCTTTTACTAAATAAAAATCTTTTAATTCTTGTGCTAATGCTTTTTCGTTTCCATCAGTCGTTGCTCTTCTGACTGTGATGTAATCATTAGTCCAAGTCCTATCTGATATATTTATGTTATTTACTTTACTTGCGTTTGTGGTGTACGATATGCTTGGCTTTACTACTTTTGGAAGTATATAGAAACTAATTCTTGTGAAATTTTCTTTAAGTTTGGTTGTCGAATATTTCGCTGGATCTAGGGCTTTTGTTATGGTGTAATTTTTGCTTTCATTTGGAGAAATAACTGTAAGTATTAGACTTACGTTTTCTCCAGATATAGTCATAGAAAGATTAAACTGATTACTTCTATGAATTAGAGTATAATTTCCGTCTCCAATGCTTCCTAGTTTAATAAAGAAATCGCAATAAAAACTGCAAAATCCTTGATCTTTTAAAGAAAAGTTTTGTGGGGTTTTCCAATTTTTCCAATATCTCTGAGGTATTAAATCAAATTCATAATAATCCGAAGTAGCCAAGCTGCCTCCAGCATAACTATAAGCCTTTGTTCTTTGTCCATTGGCGCATAGGGTTTTGAGAGGCATCTTCAAATAAGTGTTTGATGCTACATTAAGAACGTTTGTATTATATGATCCAGCTACAGATGTAGAGTAAGATAGATTGCTAGAAATTAGATTCCATTTTTTATTTAACCAATTTCTTATCTTGATTCCATCTGATTTTGATAAAGCTTTATTGTAAACCAATATTTCAAAAACAGTGCATCTACTTGTACTCGCTGAAGAATTAATAGCTAAACCTTTTGGCGCAGCTACTGCATTTATAGGTCTTACAAAGTAGTTAGTATTTTGCCAGAAAATATTTACATCTTTTAAATTGCTTACGCTTGTTCCTACGATATAGGTATTTGTATCATTGGCATCATTCCAATAATTAGAACGATTGAATTGATAAAAATTAACAGGCATTACTCCATAGATTTGACTACCTACTGTAAAAGCATTATTAAATTTACCATCAAACCCCAAAACAAAAGTATTTTCCAAACTATAAGAAGAAATTATCCTATTCCTTTCTGTGTTGGTTGCGCTGTCGTGCCATTTACAGACAGCAAATACAGTATAGTTATTACTAGCGTCAGCTAATGGACTTGTTTCGGTTTGGTAAACGAATCTTGCTTTCTGAGTGGTCGTAAATGAAACACCATAAGTTCCATTCGGGCTTTGCTCTGAATATGTTGATCCGTATGTTGGCTTGTTAGCACTTCCATTTGGAGATGCGTAAGTTCCATTTCCTAAAACGCATTTTATAGTTGATCCAGCTACAGTATTGGGCCAATTAGTTACTGATCCTGTTGAAGTGGTTAAAGAAGCATTACTTGCGTCAAACTGAGCAATTAGTCCATCTGTAATTGGAGGGTTAACATTGTCTGAATTTGTATATACGTTATTTTCTCCAACAAAGAAATCTGTTGTAATTACTTTATCAGTCTTAGCGAATGAATTAGTGGCTGTAATTGAAAGCGGAGTCGTATTTCCATAGGTTTTTGTTATTGGATCATAATTAGCAGGAACCTTAACCTTTAATAGTTTAACATCATAAGATCTTTCTGGAATCTTTGAGAAATAGGCAGCATTAAACTTAGAAGTTACAATAGCAGAATTCGTATATCTAAACGAAGAAGAATATATTTCAGTAATGCTTTCTAGATTTATAAAAGAAGCTCTTGAAGAATAAGTGTCTTCTGGAGTAATCTTTAATACTGATATATCCCAACCTAACCAATTTTCATTTTCGTTCAATGATAGAAACTTGGAAGAGGTGTCAAAAATAATTTGTTTAGAATATCCTTGAGTAATTTTTCCTTTCGACTCTAGTTCAAATATTTGAGGGAAAGTGTCCACTGTGACAGCTAAGTCTTTAGAATCATCAATTACTTTGGCTTTGTCTGAAATTAGATCAAGTACTGCGGAGTTGCTATTATAGCCTTCTTTGTAAATTGGCGAAATTCTAATTCTTATTTTAAAGTTATGACGGATTACAGAACCCACCCCAGCATCTAATGTTTGTCCATTAGTTAATTCAACATCTCTACTTGCTGGATCTAATGTAAATGTGCTGCTGCTTTGATTGGCACTTGTTACTCCTTCTATTTTTAAAGTGCCTTCTGATATTGGTTTTAAATCCTGATATTTTAAACTGACATAAAGAGAAGAAATTCTAAAATTAAGAGAAATCTTTTTGCATTCCCTGTTTAAAATGCGATAAGTTCTTTGATAATCAAGAGTTTCATCTTCAGTTGAAGCTAGTAGATTTGGACCTCTAAGTCTCTCTCCTATTGAGCGGATATAAGAAACATTGTCAAACTCTCCTCCAGATGAAGTCCCTTCTGGGGTTCCATTGGTTGCTTGAATGTTTATTTGTTGAAAGTTGTATTTATCTTGACTGTCTAAAAGAGGGGTTTGATTCCATTGAACTGATCTTAAATATTTTGATTCTCCATCACTGCCCACAACAGATGGGTATTCGTTATAAGTAACCTTTTTAAATCCTAGGTCTCCAACTTGACCTGAAAAGCTATATTGTCCCTCAAGAAGACCTCCAATTGGCCCTTCTGACAAAAGATCTTTTACTTTAGCGAATTGATATACGTTATAAGTAAGCCCATCGTATACAAATCCCTCGGCATCTTCATATGCAGCAGTTGGCGTTGGGGCTGCACTTGCTCCACCTCCACCTCCACCAAAACCTTTTATGTATTTAAAATCTTCAAGATTGTTCATTTTATATATTATTTATTTGAGCTTTTACGTCTGCTGCCGTTGATTTATTATCTAACTCAATGTTATTGACAGATACTTCAACTGTCTGAGATCCTATTTTCATTCTACCGTAACCAATTGGAACTGGACCGCCTTCTCCAAGAATGTTAGAAGGTCCATCAAATAAGTAGTTTGGCTTGCTGCCGTCTTCTTGTATTTTTCTAAAATCATCAAATTTTGGAGGCGACATCATTAATAATGTAATACCTGTTACAGCTAATCCTATACCTGCTCCAATCATCGCTCCTGCAATCGTTGCGCTTGTTGTAGAACCAGCAACAAAGCCTAATGCAGCAGGTGCAAAAACGCCTGTAGCTATTAACAAAACGCCAAGAACTAAAGCTAAGACTCCTTTGGTTGTATTGTTTCCGCCTCCCCCACCAGCACCCCTAATAATTGGAACGATATCTAAGGTTTCTAGCTTTTCATTAATCATTACTAATTCAGAATTGAGAATAGAGTCTGGTTTTTCTAGAGAAATATTTTCTGGATTCATTATTTCTCTCTTATTAACAAGCACTTTGTACTCTACGCTTTTTTCTGCTGCTCCTATTAGATATTTTAAGAGCTTGCCTTTAGACAAGACCTGAATAGCTCGCAATGCTTCCTTTATGGAATTTACTTTTAAATTCCAACTTTCTCTTCCTACTTGTTCTGCTATTTCTCCGTGTAAGGTAATACTAGTCATAAAGGTGATGTCTCATTATATAAATTACCCATTTTTTGTATTGGTTAGAAAGCTTTTCAGTAAGAGAACGCTTATTTCCGGGGTGATGTAGAATAGTATCTTCTCCAAGATAAACAGCGCAGTGTATTGGAAAATTATAAGCTTTTGTTCTCATTATTAGAACATCATTCTTTTTAAAATCAAAAACTTCTTTAAATCCGTTATATTCAAAATACCTTTTTAAGTAATTATCTTTTTCCTTTAATGCGGCTTCTTCGTCTGTGAATCTTTTAGCTACTATATCATTATACTCTTGCTCAGATACAGATTCTTTTAGAACCTCTAACTCTGGGCATAAATGAATATTTAAATCATGACAGAAATAATCTTTTACTAACCAAAGGCAATCAGCAAAACCCAAAAGAAAAGGTCTGTCTGTATATTGAATTTTATATCCATTTGGATGATAGATGTGAAAAACTCCACTCTGTTTATTATAAACTATACATGGTAAGCCTAGCCTTTCCGAAACAATTATATCTGCATCAGAAATAGAATCAAAATTAATATGAGAATGATAATAAGCCGCAAAATTAGATTGGCTATAAATATCCATCGCAAATTCAGTAGCTGAATTAATGAGGTTATCTTTCTTTTGTACCTCTAGTCCATTATCTGTATGTACTAAAACGCCGCATACTTCATTATTAGAAGTATTAGCGTGTTCTATGATTTTATTTTTAAGCTCTTCTGTTAACATAATTGTTTACTCCTTGCAAAACAATAGATCCTTCTCTTCTCTGCGTCTGTTAGTTTTTCTATTATTGACTTTTTATTTCTTGGTTGGTGCAAAATATAACCTTGTTCAAGGTAAATGCCAAAATGAGAAGGATAGTTATCTAAATACTTGAACACAATAATATCATGTTTTTTAGCATTTTCTATACCTTCTATTTTGATAAAGTTTTCTTTTTCAAAGAATTTGTCAAAGTTCTCTGAGTCACAAAACTCTGTTAGTTTATTTTTAACAAAATCTGCGTAGTTTTTATCCCAATCTACCCCTCTTTCGTAATGGAAAATCTTAATGCCAAATTCTTCATTATAATAATTCTCTACTATTGATAAACAATCAGATTGATTAATAACAAAATTTTTGTTTATGTATTTATTATAGTAATTTTCAGGAGAATACTCTTCAAAAGAATCTCTTTTTAGTATATAAACGATATTCTTTAGTTTTAAATTAGAACTAATTTGCTTGTCTAGTTCAGAAAAAGAATTGTCTTGAATACAGTGAGAATGATAAATGCCAGCCACTTTGCCATTCATTGAGGCTTTGAGGTAGTCCATTTGGCATACAACGAATTCATTTTCTTTATCTTGAGCAGCATTCCTGCATGGAAATACTTCTAGGATATTTTTTCTATTTAGAACTAAAAGACCACAGCATTCTTCAGGATTTTCCTTTAGCGCGTGTTCTTTTATTTTTGCTTTTATTTCATCCGAAACCATTACAATGCTCCTCTATTGTAATTAGATACTCCGTAAAATCCACCAAAAGGTAAAGCGTTTTCTCCAAATCTAATCTTACATCCTTTTATACTCTTAGAGCATTGGTCAGCTATCCAGTATTGTCCGTTTGGAGGCGGGATATTCATGGGAACGTTTGTCTTGGCAACAAAATAGAAATTAATATTTTTCTTATTGATAACTACTACATCGCCTTTGTTATAAGTTGTTGAGAGTTTCCAAGATTCTATTTTATTAGTTCCTACAGTTGTGCCAGAAAAAATTGGCATCTTTGAGATTATTTGATCGTCTTCAGTGGCGCAAACAGGAGCTTTTTCTCCAGTAGAATCGCTTTTATTTGGTATTGGAGTTATAGTGCCATGAGTATCTTCAGTTAGTTTTTCTTTATATTCATAGAGACAGCCTTCTCCTCTATATTGCCAAGGACAAATATAACTTAATACTCTTCGTTTAGGGAGTTTGGCTCTGTCTAGATCTATAGCACTTGATAGTTCAAATTGAATACTATTTTTGTTTTCAGAAGATTTTCTATCAAAATAATAAATATCCCTAGGAAACTCGCAATTAGGATCAGGATCAAATCCTTCTGGTATTATAAGTCTATCTGGCGACAGAGGAGAGGTTCCGTCGTTTTGATAGAAATTTGATCTGTCAAGAAATTTAGCAAATGTTCTAATTCTAGTAAACTTAGCTCCAATTAAATCTCCAAAATTAACAGTTCCTCTAAATAAGCTAAACACATCAAGCATATCATCAGAAAAACTGATCTGAACTTTAGGCTTAGGAAATACACCTCTTGAAGCTATTTCAAAACCCTCTGTAGAAAGCGGAGCAGGTAGATACGCATTTCCTTTCCAGTAAATGATGTTTCTTCCGAGCTTTAAATTATTATGAAGGCGAATTACCCTATAATTAAAAACACCAGTTTCTGCTCCCGGCAATGATATTTGAAAATTCTTAATGTTAACTACAAACTGAGAAGCAGTATCAAATCCAATTTCAGTTAAGTCTACTTCAAATAAAGAAATTATCGAAGAAGGCTCAAGAGAAAAGAACTCTCTGTTTACTTTTAAAGATGAATCTTTGTCTTGTTGAGTAGCCATAGGATTATGCTGGTACTTCTTCGAACGTAGCCTTTATGGAAAAGTTATTAAAAAATGGATTAGATGAACTCCATCTTCTACAAACAAATAGCTTGGCATCAGTTGATGCAACTGAATAAGGCGCAGATGGGTAGTAAATGAAAGCTGTTTTCGCAGATCTAGCACTTAAAAAGTGCAGTATTGCGGTGCATTCATCCAGAGTTAATCCATCAAAGTTTAATTCAAAATTAAGAAGATTAAAGTTTATTTGATCGCTAACTCTCTTTTCGTATCCATCTCCATATTTTATTACATTAACTTTGGGATCAAAATTTGCTTGAGTTTGATAAGAAGGCTTCCAAATAAACAAAGGATAGTCTTTCTTGACGACTGGGTGTTGAAAATATCCTCCCCAGTAAGCATCAGTATTAGAGATTACGTTAGAATAGACTGGAGGGTTATTTGCAGGTACGCCAGCTTTGGCATAATAGTATCGATTATCTGTATACACAATAATGTCATGCTTATTATATGCGACAGAATTGCTCCATGAGCTAATATTAAAAATTGAACTAGACATACCTTTTACCTTTTACCAACTTATTATTACACTTTTTTGTGTAAATAATAAAATAAGATGGCATTATCTCGACTAAATAAGCAGAACTTGGATTTTTACTTGAATCAAAGCCAAGTTCATGGCGTTCAGGAGATTCAGGCTTCCTATCAAATGCCAGTTCAACATACCAAATATCTTGGTATGAATAGCAGCTTTTACACTCCAGAAGGAGCAAAGGCTGCTAATTTGTCTGTGACTAGTTTATTAACAACGTCCAATGATTTTCTTGGTTGCACAGGGGAAGCTGGAAATTATGGCTTCGTAACCAAGAAGGCTAATCCTAGTTCTAATATCCTATTTGGATTTCAAAGTGGATATTTAACTTCTTATACTTGCGGTGCCCAAATCGGAGAAATTCCTACTGTTAGAGCAGATTTTCAAATTTTTAATGATGCTGGTTCAATTTCTTCGGCGGGTTCTTTTAATCAAACTAGTTCAACAGCATTGGTAAACTCAAACACTATTGACATAGGAATAAATGATTTCACAACAAATAGAGTCAATTCTTTCAATTTAAGCATAGCAGTTAATAGAAATCCCGCCTATTACTTAGGCTCTTCCACTCCTTTTTCTGTTAAAAGTATTTACCCTCTTGAAGTGAGTTGTGATTTTAATATAGCTCAAGACAACTATGTGCTTCAAAAGCTGTCTGATTTGTCTTATAACTTGAAGAATATAAGTAATTTTTATATTAACACTAAAGATTTTAATGGTAATTCAGTAAACTTTAATTTTGGAAGTTCGTTATGTTATTTCATTGATGTTTCCGAAGACTTCTCTGCTAGTGTAAATTCTCCTGTAGGAATAACGGTAAGGTACAGGGGCTATCTGAAATAAGGCAAAAGGATGAAATATTTTAATGAGTGTGAAGTAGTATTTAATTCGCGTTTTGGGTCAGGACTAGTTCTGGCTCAGAATACTTCTATTGGAGTAAATAGAAACATAAATTCTACTTATGTAATCGGAAGACAAAACTCGTCTCAGATGTTTAAAACTAAAGCAGATGAGACTAATATTGAGTTTACTTATTTTCCAAACATCTCTGATCCTATATATAAATGTTTCGATTACATAAAAACAGGAATTTTTACTGGTAGCTTTCCTGAAGCAGTTGTTCCTGTTCAGGTTGTTTTGGCAGGGGTAAGTGGGTCTTTTTATCCTTCTAGATATTCATTGACAGTAAATCCTAATTCAAAAGTACAAGCTTCTGTTTCTCTTTCTAGTTTTTCTAATCTTTCTGGAAGTATTAATGACAAAACTGCAATTAATAATTTAGCCAGCGGATCAGGCATAGCTCATTCGTGGAATGCTAAAGTCTCAGGAACAGCCGCTCTTTATAATGTTTTAGACTTCAACTACGGCATCTCTATCAACTGGAATCCAATTTATTCAGTCGGTCAACAAAGGCCAAGACAAGTTGATTTGTCCGCTGGAGAAGAAACGTTTGATTTTACTGTAGAAAATTTTAATTCAAATTTCTCTAATACAGACTTATCAACAGCAGAAAACGCCAAGATAAACATAACTACTTTTGGCGATCAATCAATAATGATTATCAACACTTCAGGAAGCAAGATTGACTCTTCCAATCTATCAATTAATATTGACGATTTCGCTAAAAATAAAATATCATTAAAAAGGAGTTTCTAAATGTTTTTCAACTATAAAAATTGCACATTTAAGCTAAGTGGCGTAGACATACTAGCCACTAATGTAAATATGTCTCTTGATTCAAGTAACACTCCTGTTTATAATGAAGAATTTAAAAAGAACTCTTATACATATTCTCCAGAAGATACAGTAGATACAAGTTTTTCTATTTCTTATTACTTGACAGGAAAAGACTTTGTTAAGGAATATCTTTTAGGCGCAAATTCTGAGCAGGGTATTTCTGGAAATTTTTGTGGTCTATATTTCCAAAGTGGTTACGTTACAAGCTATTCTATAAAAGGGTCTCCAGATTCTTTAGCTAAAGTAGATCTTGAGCTTAAAGTTTTTGAAACATTAAAAGGCTCTTTTTCTCCTACTGCCCCGGCCAATCTGCCAGAAATTACACCCTTAAATTTTTCAAATTTTTATCTGTCTGGAAATCTAGATGGTACTGCTTTTGATTCTAACGGTTATAATTTTACAAATTTTAGCTATCAATACCAAAGAGAGGTCCAGAAGTACAATAAAGAAGGAGCTTCTACTTTTGATCAAAGCGGTAGGGCTTATCTTGGAAAGAGGTCTCAATCGGTTTCTTTTGAGATAGATAACTTTAATGTTTCTCTCCCATATTCTGGAGTTCCTTGCGACTTTTATATTTCGCTTCAAACAGGGGCAGTTCCTCTTGATACATTGTCTTTTGCGGGAATAATTTCCTCTAAAAGATCTTCTGTCGAGTCTCAAGGATACATAAGATCTGAGTTTTCTTTAAAACAAGACTTCTCGCATTTTAGACCAGCAATAACTGATTTCACTCCAAGAGTTATATTGCCCGGAGCCACCGTGACAATAAATGGAAGTAATTTTATAAACGTTAAAAGGATTCTTTTTGGAAACACAGAGGCAGCTTCTTTTACTCCGGTTTCTACTTCTTTGCTTACTGCGGTTGCTCCTACAAGTTTAAAAGGTGCTGCTGCTATTTTCATAGAGACAGAAGAGACGACTTCTTCTTCTATTTTTAACTTTAAAACAAGTGTATCTGTTAATGATATAAGATTATCTACGCAGTTTCAAGGATTATAATATGCCAAGCTACAATACAGGTTTAATAAATCAAAAGATGCGCGTCACGGGCGCGGGTCTTTATGCAGTAAGTGGATTGCAGCTTCCCGGTGCTGGCTTCATTGATTTTTCTTATTACGACGCTTCACCAGAATATATTGAATTTAACGTTCCAGAAAATGTAGCTTTTGGTCAGGCTAAATTTTATTTTATTACTGGAAATTCGGTCTCTTCTCCAATGTATGTAAGTGGAGTAGACTTTTTTCCAATACCAAGATTGGATGCCATAATACCACAAACACAAGAGGTTGGTCAATTTGTTGCAGTAAGTGGCAAATCATTAAGTGGCGTACAATATGTATCCTTTAATAATATCACTGGAACAAATCTATCTTATCAACCAGATAGCGGTGTTTTGCTAGTTAAGGTTCCAAGCGGTTATACGACAGGTCCAATTAGAGTTAGTGGCTACAATAATACCGGAATAGTTTCTGTAGCTAGTGATTTTAATTTTTATGGTCGCATTTATATAAGTGGATTTAGTGATAATCTGCCATACGAAGGAGATGTTCTTAGAATATCTGGAAATAATTTTAACTTATCTTATGTAACTCAAAGTTATTTTCCTGTCAATTTTACTACCTCTGTAGATAATGGAGTTACTGGATTTGTAACCGCTCCATTTACTGGTGGTGGAGATGTAATTTCAGGAGTAGTCCCTGCAAATGCTAATGCTGGATTTGTAACAATAAATTCAAAAGACGACACTACTTTTACTTCCAGAAATCAAATAACTGTTCTTAAAGCTCCTGTTGTATTTAATGCTTTAAATTACTATTTAAATTCTGGACAATCTAATATTGCCATCGGTAAAAACTTTAATTACGCTACTGGAATTACTCTAAGCGGACTAAACTATAGACAACCAAAAACTATATTAAATAGCGGAGTTAGAAGTTCTCAAGTTGGGCTTTTTGGTAGATCTTTACTGTTTAGCGGAAGTTCTTATCTGCAAATTCCTTCTCCTTCTGGTGGTGATTTTAGTTTTGGAGCAGATCCATTTACTATAGAATTTTCAGTTAATCCATTGCCATACACTTCAACTCCAAGAATTGATATGTTCCAAGATCAAGGATGGGATGGAAATGGTTTTTATTTTTATAAAGCTGCTGCAAGCACTAATTGGACATTTTACGCTAGTAATTCAGCTAAAGCTACAATTGCGACTTCTTTGATTCCAGCAAATCAATGGACTAAAGTAATAATATCTAGAACTTCTGCAAATGGTGATACATTTGTGGCAATAAGCGGTACTAATAGACAATCTTTTTCTACTGTTTCTGCTGGAACTCCTTATACAATAACGGCTGGTAGTGGATTATTCATTGGAACCCATAATACAGGTTCTTATGGAACGTATGGAGTAAATCCATTTTCTGGATATATTGAAGATTTTAGAATAGTTAAAGGCGTTGGATTATATAATACTATTAGCCAAGTAATGACTGGTTCTGGGCTGTTTGATACTCAGAACACGGTAATATTATTACAGGGCAATTATTCAGATTATGATTATAGAGGAGATAGAACTCAACTATCTAGTATTAGAGATATATCTGGTTATGTAGAAGATTATAATTATGGATTATACAACAAGGTCTTCCCAATCTCTGCTTTTGTAAAAAATTCTGTTGGTTCTAGCTTAACTTTTACTGGAACAAATGCTGATGCTGGATGTTACGATATTACTATAAAAAATTCTGGAGGAAGAGACTTCTTGTTTAAGAATTTTGAAATAATAAAAGCAGATCCGATGATAAAGAGTGTTTCTACTTTTGAAAACTATATTGGCGGCTCAGTAGAAATCATCGGTCATAATATATATCCAGATACACAAATTCTTTTCCAAGACACTGGAGACGCTAATTCATTAGTTGAGGCTACAGAAAATTCAAATAGCTATTCTTATCAATCGACATTTAGAAACGCAAAAGATTTAACAGCTTCTAGCTCTGTAAGAATAAGCAACAATACGTCAAAATATGACGACAGAAGCTTCTTATTTTCTGGAAGCCCCGGACCATACATTAAGTTTTCTATTACTGGTCAATCTCCAAACATTCCTTTAAGCTATGGAAACACTTTTGCAGTGGAGTTAGACTTT